TTATTCTTTTTAAGGCTCTTGTTCTTAGCTCTTTCATTTGACGGCTCCTATTTTTTTTGATTGGAGTCGCGTCAACTATTGCGATTTATTCTTATTCCGATATAGAATAGAACCACAAATATGCAGACAAACAAATTTGGACACGACTGCCAATCTCTCCGGTTTCGGCCGGAGGGGTTGTGCAATTCTAAAACCGCTTCAAATAAAAACTCAATAGCAAAAATTAATTCCTTCCTTTCTTTTTCATTTAAAGAAATTTTAGCAACAGACTGCTACGTGATTGTAAAGTAATTCTTTCACATTGCTGTAAATTCAACTGATATATTTAATTTATGCCTTTTAAACAAAGGAAAAAATATGACAGTAGATGTAAAAGTACAAGATAACTACATTCCAGCAGCCGAAAACGTTAATTTTACAAACTCCAGATATGTAGTGGTTAACACCAAAGAAGTGAACCTGTGGAGACAGTTTTTAAGCGGAATGTGCTTTGCCGGTGGTGGAGCGGTTGTAGTAGTTATCGGAAGAATAATTCAAATAGCCCTTAGAGTTTTTGAAGGAGCCCAGAAAGGAGCACCAGCAGGCCCAGCAGGAATATTAGTTGGTGGAGCAGTTGGTTTATCAAGAGGAGTGCTAGTTTAATGGCGATAGAAGGCGTAGGAGCGGATTTAATCCCACAAGAAGATTTAGCTGAATTAAATGAAATACTTGGTAATAATCAACAGGAATCAGTGACTAGCACTATTGCAAATGGATTGCTAAGTGGAGCTATAGGAGGTCTTGCCCCTATTGGAGGACAAGCGTTACAAGGGCGTGATATCCAACAACTGAAAATCAGAATGCCAGATTACTCAGGTATGCCACAACAGCCCGGGGATGACGCTCTGGCCACTGGGGCAATGGAAGCTTTAGCTGGGGCAATAATTTGCGGTACGCTAGGGTGGTGGCTTCCTGGTACTATGCCTTTTGGTGTAGGACTTGTAGTTGACGGAACGAGAAGGGCTTTAGGTGGAGCAGAAGAAAGGAGTCAATATAATGGAAGGTGATGTGATTAACTTTACCATTGAAAGAAAAGATTTGGTTTTGTTTTGCATGAAGTGCTGTAAGATTCTTTTGTTTTCATCACTTCAAGCAGCTATTTTTCATATATACTATAATAATTATGGTAAGAAATTTTCTAGCATGGGGAAGGTAAAGAGATATATTCTGTTTCTTTCCCTTTCATTTTCTATAGTGATTTTAATTTTGGGCTTGATATAAACGTTTATTCTAAATGGAGGGCGATGGACTATGTTTATTGAACACACGGCGCAAGGAAGGGGCGTCTACATAAGATACTCTTCCATAAAAGAAATAATGATAAGAGAACACGAGGGGGAAGAAGGATTTACATGGACAACTGTAACTCTTTTGTCTGATAGCAATGAAGAATACAGAATAATAAATTACAAATTTAAGCCGACTGAGATATGCCCGAGCCATCTTTCTACAGCTCAAGAGTTGGTTTTAGCTATCAGCCGTCACTTTGCATCGGAAGATTCCAAAGGCTATATATTTGAAGACCCATACAACTATTTTCTAAGAAAACTAAGCATTAAAGAAAGATACCCATGACATTCAGCTGGCTTCTTGTATTTGCCCCATTCGCTGCTTATGCCATTATAGGATTAATCTATACGGCTAATTCCAAATGGGACGTAATATTTTTCTACGTATTTCTTTGGCCAATCAGCTCTTTGTTGATTTTTTATTGGCTTAAATTTTTAATCTGGACACTTTCATCTTAATTCGGACAAAAAGTGGCGCAATTAGGACAGTTTAGTCTGAACGCCCGTCCTCATAATTGTACATTTGAGAAATAGAGTTTCCTTGTAATTCAAGCATCAACCGCCTTTTCTTGCATTCATAGCACTCATAGGTGTTGAGTTCATACAAGTCATAGTTTTTTGCATGCTGGAGGTGTTTTAATTGAACAGCATATCTACCGCATGACGTTAGGACCGCCATCAAAAAAGCGAAGAAAATGTATCTCATGTTTGTCCCATTGGAGGTTGTTGAGTCGATTGAGTTGATTGAGCTTCTTGAGCATCTCCGACTGCGTCTTTAGGAGACATGATGCCCCCAACTATATCGACGGTGTCATCTTTATCCGTAGCTCCAGCTTCTTCTGTGGCTTTTAGAGACTGAATAATCTGTAAAGCTTGAGCCATATGTTGCATATCGATGCCATCTAGCTCTTTGATTGCTTTGACGATATCTAAAGTCGCTTGGTCTAAGTTTTTCTGAGATTCCATCTCACGCTCTTTCATGAGGCCAATGTTACTGAGGACTCTAGAGTCTCTTTCATGACGAAGTCCAAGATTAGCTTCAGATTTAGCGTGTAATTCTGCGATTCTTGCTTGATTAATCTGTTGCTGGACTTGAATCTCCTGTTGCTGCATTTGTTGAGCTTTTTCTTCTTCGGATTTAACCGCTTCAATAAGCTTTTTCTTGTCCTGAATAGTAGAAGCCTCCAAAAGAACATCAGAAGGAACTGGAACGCCCAATTCTCTCAAATTTAAGAGCTGTACAAACTGCATTTGCCTTTGAGTGGCCGTATTTAACCCCTCCTCGACAACTACATTGTATTTATCCCAATTTTTAGTGAAAAATTCCTGAGTAGGCTTCTCCTTAGTGATTTTTTGTATCTTCCCGGGAGCCCAATTAGCCTGCACGATGTCAATAATCATGCCTCCTAATAGCTTCTGAGACATGTCAAGCTGGTCATATAGCTGCTGTAGGGTAATCAAACCGGCACCTTGACGAAGCATGGCTAAGATACCCGCTTTATCGTCAGTGGCCGCTCCTAGGAGCTCTTCGTTTACTCCTGAAATAGTCATAATCTCCTCTCCAAGAATCTTGGAAAGTTCAATCATGGACTGAGGAATATTTGGAGCTTCAATTTTCTCTACATCGCTCATCTGAGCTTCAGATTTTATCGCTACCCCACGACCTTGGCCCTGAAGGTAAATATCCTCCGGATTTACAAGGGCGTCTTCCTTGTATTTGAATCCTGAGGTGACTTGAGACTCCATGATGTCGAGCTCAATTATCTTTCGTCTGTTGTAAAGATATTGGGAGTCCCTGATGGACCGCACAACACCCTGTACCCTATATGGGTAATATGGTATAGAGGGAGTATAATAACAAAAAACACCGACATAAGGGTAATTGTCAATACCCACAGGATTACTTCCATGATAAACAACGGTATCCTGAATAAGATAAGCAGCATTAACTGTTGGAACATACGTCTCCTTTAATTCCACTTGGGGATAAGTGCTCAAAAATAAGTCTAGCTCTTCCTTGGATCCTTCCCATTGGCGGGTTTCTCCACTCTCTAAATCAACAATGACCTTCTGTCTTCTAGTGTCTCTATAGTAAAATAAATCCAAAGCCAGTAAGTCTCTCGTCCCATAGCTGTAGCTTTCGGGTAAAAAGTAAAATCTTCCATCCTTACTTCCATTGTTAGGCTGAACCGCTTCAATCTCTGCTCGGGCCTTAGGAAACATCAAAAATGCTTCGTCTCTGCTGACATATTTCCTTTCCCAAAAATAGTCACAGTCACTCAAGTCATGCTTTCTGAAAAACGGGTCTGTCAAATAAGAATTGTAAGATACATTACGGAATTTTAAATCGCCACTAATTGGATCCTGATTGAAGTCCAGGTCAACACCGATAAAGTTCATGCCCGTGATAACCGAACCCAGGAAGGACTCTGAGATGGTTTCATATAGGTTTTCAGTCTGGTTCATCCAAAAGAAAATCTGGGAATAAAGATTTGCCGTTTCTTCAGAAGAGTTCTCGATAGGAGTAGCGGTAAGACTCTTTCGGTGTTGGCGCTGGTAGCCTGTAATCATATTGACGATACGCCTAATCCGATTGAAATTGAACTGCTTCTTTTGATAAGCAGGGAGATTCCCATAAATATCGTTGAATATCGATTGGTCTCCGGCATAAAAGCGGTAGTCGATATCCGCCTCAGACCAGAATGACTGGTTGACAGTGATGGACTGGTTGTACACGTCGTCCATGTATTCTTTGAGCTTGAAGGACTTAGAGTCAGATTGTCCAATATACCACGGGTCAGAAGGAGGGGATAATGTCATAGAGTTACTATATAATTATTTTTTTCAATGTGTAACAGACAATTATTTATTTGGGAAGTCTTTATCTTTTAAGTTGATATATTAAAATTTTTATCTTATCAATTAATAACGCCATGAGAAAAAGGGGTTTAATGACACAAGTAATAATTAAACTTAGCGAGCTTCTTCCTCCTTTATCTGAAGAAGAGAGAAAAGAACTGAACAAAGACACGACGCAATCCCCTTTCTTTAGATATGGGGTCAAGGAGTGCTTGTTTTTAATTCTTAGTTGTCTTAACATATTCTAAATAACATCTCCTGTAGATGTAAGTTATCTAACAGTA